CTAGTTTTGATGGCATGTCGACGGGCTCGACTACGGGTTTGTCACCAATGATTAAGCAACTGTTAGGTGTTGACAGACCGCAGGTTGCCTGATGCCAGTCGCGTTCACCGATCTGTTTAATGAGGCGCTGGACGATCTCACAGCCACGCTGACAGCCGTTAGCGGTTTACAGGTAGTCAATGACCCTAGAAACCTTGTGCCGCCATGCGTGTTCATTGACGCGCCATCATTTGACGGCTTTAACTACAACATTGTAAAACTTATGTTTCCAGTCAAAATCATTACGCTCGGACCAGCAAACCTCGATGCGCAACGCTCACTATTAAACATCATGTCTAAAGTGCTGGCAGCCAACATCGCGGTAACTGACGGCAGACCAACTACTACACTGATTGGTGGCGCTGAGTATCCGAGCTACGAAGTAACCGCAAATGTTCAAGCACAAACGGCATAGAGGCAAATATGGCAACCTACATAGTGACAAGCGACAGACTGATTTGGAAGCGTGGCACGGTGCTTGATGCAACCGATCTTGTCGATGTGAACATTGACGGTCTGATTGATGGCGGTCACATATCCACACACAGCGTCAAAAAACCTGCTAAAACTAAAACCAACGAAACAGAGGACTAAATCATGGCAACCAGCGTCTACCTATCAAATCCGAATGTGACCATCAATTCGGTGTCGTTGCAAGATCAATGCACTAGCGCGACCGTGAATTATGTGTACGAGCAGCTTGAAACCACAGCGTTCGGTGACACGGCACGCAAGTTCGGTGGCTCAGCAGTTACATCGTTGCAAAACAACAGCATAGAGGTTGAGTTGTATCAGTCGTATGCAGCGTCAGAAACCGAAGCAACAATCTTTGGTTTGGTCGGCGTACAAACAACGCTTATTGTTGCACCATCGTCAGGTGTTGTCGGCGTTGCTAATCCGTTCTACACGCTTGTCGGCGCATATCTTGAATCGCACACACCGATCAATGCATCACTTGGCGAATTGTCAACTATCACGCTCACATTCACTGGTGGCGTGCTAACAAAGACCACTGCATAATGACGCGGCATTCGCCGCTGAAAACTAAACCGCAAGACCAAAACCATAAAACAACGCACCGAGAGGCATCATGCAACTAACACTTAAAGTCACATTTGAGGACAAAACCGAAACCGTCACAACAAACCTAATGACGATCGTCATGTGGGAAAGAAAATACAAACGCAAAGCGTCACAGATCAGCGACGGCATCGGTGTCGAGGACTTGGCATACATGGCATACGAAGCGTCACGATCACAAGGCATCGTCGTGCCGGCACTATTAGACGATTACATCAAATCAATAAAGAATCTAGAAGTGGTGGAACAAAACGACCCAAAAGTAGACGCGGTTCTTACCGCTACGGATTAGCGCAGATTCTTGTGGCTACAGGATTTTGGGCATCGGAAATACCATTTGAGTTAGATGACATGAACACCGTCATTGAGATGATTAACAAAGATCGCAAGCAACGCTGATGCCAGCCGAATATGCGATACCAGAGATACACGGCATCAAAGAAGCGCTAGCTGAACTCAACTCATTTGACAAGGTGTACCGAAAACAAGTCACTAAAGATATTCAAAACGCTGGTGCAAAAATTATTTCTACGGCACGCGAACTAGTTGCGTCATTCCCAAACAGCAAAGGCAACGGTGCACCGCTATCGGGCATGGTGCGCGGCTCACTTATTAAGGGTCGTGATGTGCGATGGACTAACGAGAAGGCTCGAGCCGGGTTCAAAATCAAAGTCGGTCAATCCGCACGCAAAGACAAGGTCGTGCAGTTTGGTGGCAAAGACAAAACATTCTTTAAGGGCACGCCATATCAGCTCATGGTCATTCAACAAAAAGATGCTGCAGGCGCTATCTACGACCACGCTGGCATCAAGTCAAGTAGCACAGCATTTGTGACAAACCTCAACATGGAAGAAGGCAGAGCGCCACGCGCACTTGACATAGCCGTAGAACGCAACCGCGACGAAGTAGAACGCGAAGTCATGCAAATAGTAGAACGCGTTATGACAAAATTAAATAGAAACATGCAGGTCAAATATGGCAATTAACATTCCGATAATTTCGTCACTCGACTCAAAAGGATTTGACAAAGCAATCACAGAATTTAAGTCGCTTGATGGCGTTGCAGCCAAAACGGGGTTTGCATTAAAGAAGGCAATGGTTCCGGCTATTGCGGTGTTAGGCGGTCTTGCCACTGGTTTAGGTCTTGCTACTGCCGCAGCAGTTGAAGATCAAAAAGCGCAAGATTTGTTGGCGCAACAGTTGCGCACCAGCGCAATGGCAACTGACGATGTGATTGCCAGCAATGAAGAATTTATCTCGGGTATGTCGCGCGCGTTTGCGGTAGCCGACGATGAGCTGAGACCGGCTATGGCAAACTTAGTGCGCTCGACTGGCTCGGTAGAGGTTGCGCAAGGGCTGATGAACACAGCGCTCGACATCGCAGCGGCAACAGGCAAAGACCTTGAAACCGTGACATTGGCGTTAGGTAAGGCAGCCAACGGTCAGACTGGCGCGCTGTTAAAACTTGATCCGTCACTCAAAGGTGTCATTGATTCGTCATCAACTCTTGATGATATTACTGGCGCGTTAGCGGTGTCGTTTGGTGGTGCGGCAACGGTCGCAGCAGAATCATTTGACGGTCGCATGAAATCAATGAAAATAGCAATGGACGAAACCAAAGAATCAATCGGCGCGGCGTTGCTACCCGTGTTGCAAAAGCTGTTAGAAATTCTCGCACCAATGGCAAAATGGGCACAAGAAAACACCAAACTGTTTTTAATTATCACAGGTGTTATCGGCGGTTTTGCGGCAGCAATCATCATCGCCAACATTGCAATGAAAGCGTTTGCAATCGCAACACAAGTCGCGTCAGCAGCTCAAGCGGTATTTAATTTCATCATGTCAGCAAACCCGATAGCGCTAGTCATCATCGCAGTAGCAGCGTTTGTTGCAGCGCTCATAATACTTGAACAACGCTTTGGCATTATTAGCAAAGGTTTTGAGTTGTTTAGCGCAGGGTTCAATCGGTTTATCATTGACCCAATCAAAACCGCTATTAGATTTATTGGCGATCTGTTAAGTGCGTTCAAAAAAATACCGGGTGTCGGTTCAATAGGCGGTTTCTTGGGCGGTATTAATATTCCGGGTTTTGCTGATGGTGGCATTGTCACTCGACCTACTTTGGCAATGGTTGGCGAGAAAGGTCCTGAAGCGATCGTGCCGTTAGGGCGCGGTGGCGGTGTTGGCGGTGTCACAGTTAATGTGACGGGCGGTTTGTCGACTAGCGCCGAAATAGGGCAGGCAGTCGTTAACGCGATTCGTGCGTACAACAGGTCAGCAGGTCCGGCACAGATACAGGTTGCATAGTGGCTGGCACAGCCGTTGTTGGTGCAGGTAACTACACGCTAGAAATTGACACAGGTTTTATTCAAGACGCGTTCATACTTGATGACGCGATAGCTGGCGTACTTAACAACACACAATATGTTCTTAATGGCACAACAAATTTTGCTGATGTAACAACAGGCGTTGACTTAATTATGGTTAAGCGTGGTCGGCGCGACATTGGCGATCAATTCAGCGCTGGCACTATGTCTTTCAATATGCTTGACACATCAGGCATATTTAATCCGTTTGATACGCAGTCACCTTATTACGATCCGACAGAAGCGCAGCCGGGTTTAGCACCAATGCGCAAAGTGCGCTTAGCACGCTATTCAAGCATCAATGTTAAAGAGTATTTATTTAACGGTTACATAGTTAACTATGATTACAACTTCGCATTAGGTGGACTTGACACGGTGACGGTTTATTGTGCAGACGATTTTTATTTGTTGGCACAAACTTTCATGGCAGAATTTAATGTCAGCGAACAACTAACCAGCGCTCGACTAACAGCGGTTTTAAATTTGCCCGAAATTGATTTTCCGATCGGGCAACGAAACATCGCTACAGGCACACAAACGCTCGGCGGCGCGGCAGCGTTCACCGTTGACGAAGGCACGAACACGCTCGACTATTGCAACCAAATAAACACCGCTGAGCAAGGCAGATTGTTTATGGCGCGTGACGGCGATCTGACATTCCAGCCACGCATAGGTAACACACTTAGTCAGCCAGTAG